TTGATGTTTCTGGTGCAAGACCAACGCTTCCACCTATAACCTTTAGTCGTGAAAATGGAAACTCCTTATACGATCCAACAGGTGTTCGTACTATTGGTTCAGGGGCAGGTCATATTATTCCAGACTTAACAGTTACCTATAACAATGAATTTCCCTACACTGGAGCCTTTCCAAGACTCTTTGATGATCCAATCATAGGCCCACAAACTTTATATATCCCTCTTCGCTTCTGGTTCAATCAAAATCCCGGACTCTATTTACCTCTCTTAGCTATGCAATACCATCCAATACGTATCAATGTCACTCTTGCACCACTCCAAGATATGTTCTACGCTTCAGCCCTATATAATCCTGAAAAACCTGGCGCGCCTCAAGTCTGTAATGCTGGACTCAGCGTTGAAACAGTTGGTCAAATGAGTCTTGAACTCTGGGGCGATTACGTCTTTTTAGATGTCCCTGAACGTCGTAGATTTGTAAGTTCTGCACTTGAATACTTGATTGAACAAGTCCAATATACTCCACCATTGGCAATTCCAGCAAATTCTCGTACAGCAACACTCAAAATGGACTTCAATCATCCTATAAAGGAATTTATTTGGGTTTTTCAAAGAAATATTATGCAAAATCGTCATGAATATTTCAATTGGAGCAGTTTAGGATTTTACGAAATTTGGAAAAATGGTCAAATGGGTTTAGCAGCTCCACCTAAACGTCAAGATTTGATGATTGATGCAAAGTTACAGCTTGATGGTCAAGATAGATTTGATGCCCGAGATGCCAAATTCTTCAGACTTGTTCAGCCTTACCAACGTCACACAACAATTCCTTCCGACCGATACATTTATGTTTATAGTATTGCATTGAGACCTGAAGACCAACAACCAAGTGGAACATTAAATGCAAGTCGTATAGATAATCTTGTTCTACAAATAGGCTTACAAGATCCTTCTACAGGCTTCAATACAAGCACAACATTTGGAGATATGTCAGCCTATATCTATGCAACAAATTACAATGTGCTTCGTGTTGTTGACGGTTATGCGGGTCTGTTATTCGCAGTTTAATTGAGAGCGCTTAAAACAGGAGAGCCTTACGGCATGTTTGAATATACAAGAAAAGAATTTTGGGGTGGTCCCTCTATCCCTTACTGGATTCTCGTTGTCTTTACAGTCCTATTTGGATTTATAGGTTTTGATCATATTCTTCTAAGAAGTCCAACAAGTGCATTTATTAAATTAATTACAAACATATTTACTCTTGGTCTTTGGTATTTTTATGATATTGTTCAAATTATTGGAGATAAGGAAAAAGTTATGAATTATGGTTTAACAGCTCCACTTTATGGTCCTCTTGGAATTGGTGCTGGAATGTTTACTGATAATCAGCCAGATGCTCCTAAATCAAAGTCCCCTTGGAGATTCTTATTATATTCTATGCTTGTATTTTTACCTTTTGGATTAGACTGTGCTGTTGGAGGTGATAGGGCTGGTGGTGTAGTTAAATTTATTTGCACAATTATTCCAATCTTCTGGCCAATCCTCTTTTTTTGGATGGTTTACAGTATTGGTAGATTGTATCTTTTTCCAGAACCACTTTTTACAGAAGGTATTGACAGACCATTTCCAGTAAACTTCTTCATAGATAAAAAGGGAACAAGTGAATTAGGTCCAAAAACAGTTCCAGAACCTGGAGAATTTAATTCTAATTATCAAGGATTTTTAGGGCTGTTACCACCATATGTTCGTGCTGCTTTAACATTCATGTTTCCTGGATTACTTCCAGCAGCAGATTCTGTTTTAATTGCAACAAAGGCTGCCTCAAATACAGCAACTTCTGGATTAACTACTGTAAAAGTGGCTGCAAATACAGCTACTCAAACTTTAGAAGGGGCTAAAAAAGTCATAGAAGCTGCTACTAGCGCTGCTGCTGGTGCTGCATCTGTAATTCCAGCCATTGTTGCTCAAGGTCCTCAAATGGCTTCAGCTGTAACTAAATCTTTGACTAATAAATATACAAATCCTAATGAACTTTTAAAACAAGTTGGTGGATCCTATGAAAATTCAGCATTATCCAATACAGTTTTATTGGCTGGGTTTGGTATTATTCTTATGGGAGGTGTTTATTATGGATTAAAGCGCTTAAATAATTCTGCGACCTCTCTCTTTAGGAAAGATGAAAGCAGACTTGACAAAGGTGCAAAAGGACGAAAATGGGATGATTCCCCTCCCCAACCATCTAGATCTTGAAGCATTATTTAGACCAAGAAGACCAATTCAAGACGGATTTTTAGATGAATATGACAAATATGTTATAGTAAATTTTTCAGCAAAATGGTGTGGGCCTTGTCAAAAAATAAATAAAAAACTTTTAGTGGGTGTAACACCTGATGCAATATGGTATTCTGTTGATGTTGATATAAATAAAACTTCCTTAGGATATTGTGGACTTCAAGTAATTCCATCCTTTGTTATAATCAAAGATGGAGTTTTTACAGACAATAAATCTGGAACAGTAAACATACAAGAAATTCTTCTTTGGCTTCAAAATAATGGGTTTCCAGTTGAAGTATAGATTTATTTATGCGAAAATCATTCCCTGATGATTACAGAGTTATCATTAGGAAATGGAAAGAAAGCCATCCTACGATTATATTATCGTTGGATCTGGAATTGCTGGACTCTTTACAGCAAGACAACTTTTAAAAAAGAATCCAAAATTATCCATTGCAGTTTGTGAAAGATACAAGGGGCTTGGTGGGCGCACCTACTCGTACTCTCCTCCAGGGTTTGAAGATGTAAGCTGGGAAATGGGTGCAGGGCGTGTTCATAAATCTCACACAATCCTCATGGATTTATTGAGAAGATATAAACTAACTTGGATTCCAATCTCTAGTCAAATAGCCTATCAAAAGTTTCCAGGAGCACGTCTTGAACCTAACCCATTTGAAACAGTATTTATCCCGATCTATTTGGAACCACTTTCCAGACTTTCTCCAAAACTCTTGGCTTCTCACACAATTTACGAACTTTTGGAAATGTTTCATGGATCCGATGGTGCAAAAGAAATCTTGGACCCTTTTCCTTACAGAGCAGAAGTATTTACCTTAAGAGCAGATATAGCTCTAAAAGGATTCTTAGAAGGTGGTGAAATGAGTAGCCATGAAGGTTACGGAATAATTAAAGAAGGATTCAGTGAACTTGTTGCAAGAATGAGAGCTGATCTGGAATCCAGCGGCTGTGTTTTTTTACAGCGTCATCGTGTTTTAAATCTTAAGAAAGGTCCTGGAACTTCTACTGATCTTCAAATTCAGTTTGGTTACGATGATCCAAAATCCAGCGGAAGAATTACACTTCGTGCTGAAAAGGGTGTTGTTTTGGCTCTTCACAGAGATGCAGTAGCTGAACTTCCAGTCTTTCAAGGATGGAAAATACTTGATCATCTCAAATGTGAACCACTCTTACGAACTTATGCTATATTTCCTACAAAAGGTGGAAAATCATGGTTTAGTGGCCTTCCACGTATTGTGACACCAGACAGACCTCGCTATATTTTACCTATGAATCCCGAAAAGGGTGTCATCATGATAAGCTATACAGATGCACAAGACACAAAACCATATATGACTATACAAGAAAAAGACGGTGACAAAGCTCTTGAAGATGTAATCGTAAAAGATGTGCGTAGACTTTTTCCTTCACTGTATATTCCTAAACCACTGTTTTTCAAATCACATCCTTGGACCGTAGGAGCAACCTATTGGCTTCCTGGAAATTACTCCGCTGAAAAAGAATCGCTGAAAAGTGTTCACCCACTTCCAACTAAACTTCCAAATGTTTGGCTCTGCGGAGAAAGTTGGAGCCTACGACAAGCATGGGTGGAAGGTGCTTTAGAATCTGCAGATCTCTGTTTAAATGCAATGCAATAAAATACCACCTCTTGATAGAAGCTTTTGAATGCAATCTGATGTTCTACCTTTTACAATGTATGACAGTATGGATTACATGTCTGTTGGTTCAACACCACCTCCACAAGGATTTGTTCATCGTGAGGCACCACAAATGCAGACCAGAAATCCAGAACCACGTGAAATGCCTACAATGATGCATCAACCACCTGTGCAAGGTGTTACAGGCGGTGGTGGTGGTCATGCAGTAAAACAAAAGAAACAAGAAGACATTGAATTGGAAGACTATACAGACTTTGGAACTGAAAAAAATGATATAAGTAATTACCATATTTCAAGCGATTTAGTTTATATAATTATTGCAGTTCTTGTTGTAGATGTTGCCGTTATTATTTTAACACGTTTTTTTCCAGAAGTTTTTGGTGTTATATTAAACAAATGGTATAATCAATTTGGATTAAATGCAGTTATTGCAGATGTAGGAATTATTGTAATTGGCTTCTTGATTGGTAGATATTTATATACAGGATATATAAAAGATAAATTTGCAGAAGGGAGATGGTCTGCTCTTTGGTTCACTGGAACAATGGTTGTAACACAACTTGTTCATGATATTTTATTTTATTATGGAATCATCAAACAAGTTCCTAGCGGAACTAATGCAATGATAGATGTTTTCAAAGCTTATGCTGATTCTGGCGGTGCTAAAATCCTTTTTGGTGATGCATTAATGGTTATTGGAAGTGTTCTTCTTGCAATGGGCTTAAAACCTCTTCCAACCCATGCAGTCGCTGCTGTAGGATCTGTTGCAACCTATTTGGTTCCTTATTTCTTATATCAAAATGTAGCAGGTGTAGGTAGATAATTAAAGAGATAAAGAAGATTTTTTCTTTTTTAATGTCTTTTTATAGGAGTTTTTATTTTTTGTAATCTTAATTTTAGGAGAATTTCTTTTACGTTTTGACATAATTTTTCCTATAACTTCTTGCGTAAGTAAAGGTTGTTCAGCTATTTCTGGTGAAATAGTTTCTGAAGAAATATTTTTTAAAAATTTTTCAGCCATATCTTCATCATTTTCAGATTTATCTTTATCATCCCTACAAGAAAAAAGAAATATACGTAAAACTTTACCTGGATATTTAGTATTTGCACCAATTGATATATTTTCTATTAATTGTTTTGTAGTAAATTCACGATTTATATTATTTCCAAGAAAATCTTTTATAAAGTCATTTAATGATTCTTTTAAAAATCCACTTTCTGGTATAAATTCTTTTGTATTTTTTTTATATGTAATTTTTGCTTCATTTGTATTATAAAATCCTATTATTTTTTTGATATTAGTTGTATCATGAATATAATGTATTAAATCTGGAATATTAGATGATTGTGGTTTATAAACTGTTACTCTAATATTGTTTGATTTAATTTGATCAATATATTCTCCATAATTTAAACCATATTCATCATACAAGTCTAAAACCTCTGATTTTAAAATTTGTGATCTTATTCTTTTTGATTTTGGAATATTTCTTAGAACATCAAAAATTTTAATAACATGTAATACATTTAAATTAAATTCTGGTTTATTAAATGTGACTAATTCAATATTTTTTGGAAGTGTAAAAGTTCCAATTGAATTACCACCATGCATCAATGCATTTATTTGAGCAGCATAGTGCTTTGAGCTCATTCCTACTCTTATTTTGGAAATAATATTTCAGTAGCATATTTATCAGCCATTTCATTTCCACAATACGGGAACTCTTTTTTACCCGTATGAGCTTTAATATGTTGAATTCTCACATAATGCTGTGATTCTTGATAAAATTCAATCATAGGTTTCAATAAATCTAAATGTTCAATTGGCTTTTTAGAATTTTGAGCACGTTTCCATCCTCTTGCAGACCATTGAGGCCCCCATTCTGTTATACATTTTCTAGCATAGTCTGAATCTGTATAAATAATTATAGGTATTTTTGTTGCTGTTTGGTTTGAGTCCAGTTTTTTTATTTCTTCAAAAGCTCTTGACAATCCGCGAAGCTCTGCTCTTTGATTTGTTTGAGGTTCATTGGAAGGCACTTTTTCAGCAATCCCGAAGGGTTCTTCATAATCTGGAAAATTCCAAAGAATTACTGAATAAGCTGCTTGTGCAGATCCTTTTCCATTATTTGGACACGCACCGTCAGTAAAAATATAATACATGGATTAATTCTCTCTTTCTTTCTTTAGAGAATCAATTTTAGATGGATAAACATGTCTTAATTAACCTTTTTCATATTCTTTTAGTTGCGCCATTTTTCATTTGGGTTGGAATAAGTCGTGGGAGTGTACCCGATGGAGCCTATATTGCATTGATAGTCCTCGGTATTATTGTTACACTTTATCATTCTTATAAATCATGGGTTCGTCTTTCAAGTTTTAGCTCCTATGTTTGGGTCAATTTAATCCACGCCTTATGGATTGGTCCACTTTTATTATACATCGGTGCAAAGAAAAAAGAAACTCCAAGACCAGCCTATGAACTTCTTCTCTTGACTGCCTTTGGAGCTCTCGGGTATCACTTGTATGAACTTGCATCTCATTATGATTTCTTATAAGGATCAGTTGTTAGTTTTTTATAGAAACCCAGTTGGAGTGTTGTGGATGATCTTCTTCCACAGAAATACAGTTTGATGCGTGGTAATAGAATTGTGTCATGCTTTTAAAAGATTTGTTACAAGATTTACATGATGCTTGACAACCACTTTCTTTTGATGTTTGTTTTAATCCTTTTATAAGATCTACTAAATGAGATCTTATAAAATGTATGAGACGATTTCCTTTACGAAGATCTTTATAATCACAGCCTTTGCAAGGACATTCAAACATATCTTTTTTTTCAAGAGTTTTTGAATGTCTTGAACGAATATGGAGATCTAATAGACTTTTTTGCATAAATCTTGCGTCACAATGTTTACAAGGATGTGGAAGAGCGCCATCATGCTTTTTTAAATGATAATGCATTGTGGATTGATATTTTGCTGTGAAATCACAATGATGACAGACATATTCACCTTCTTCATTTTTTTTATATTCAAATACCATTTTATTTGTTTGTTTAATTATGTAAAGTTTATGAGTTTAGTTATGCTAATAAAAAGGTGGCAAATCTGATCAATTTTTTTTAATCAAATATGGAATGTAAAGACTAATTGAAGAATTTGTTTAGAAAATTATAATGTCCCGTATATTGGTTTTAACACTTGCTATTGGAGAAGATTATAGAAAAAAGTTAAAGAAGGCATTAGATTCCAAGAGAGCCTATTGTGAAAAACATGGATATGAATACATGGAATTACATGAAGAAGCATGGAATCGTGATAGACCTATTTCATGGAGCAAAGTTCCAGTTTGGAAACGTTTAGCTGCTCAATGGGATAAATACGATTATATTTGGCTTTCTGACGCGGATGTTTGGATTACAAATCCAGAATTAAAGCTAGAAGATCATGTTATTCCTCTCTTACCAGCCAATAAGGATCTTCTTATGACATATGATAGTTGTCAACATGTAAATGCTGGAAATTTAATTTTACGTCCTTGTCCATGGGCTGTAGAATTCTTTGAAAAAGTCTGGAATCAAACGGATGCTCTTTATCATATTTGGTGGGAAACAAAAGCTATTTGTAGCCTACTAGCAACTTCTCCCGACGATGCTGCTCATATTGAAGTTACGATGGAA